ATGGCACTCTTGAAGTCCTCGTAATCAACAAAGGTAAAGTCACGCATGTCTTCTCCTCAGTTCCAGACCCATCCTATTTTCCAGACGCCATAGATGCGCGTGTCGCCAATTGGCGTGCGGTTGATGCCGTACACGGTGAAGCCGGTTCCCGCCACGATGTTGCCGGCTTGAATCTCGATGGGCTCCACAAACGCTTCGTCTGCGGAGTGGTCGGCCGTGGCTTCCAACCGTATCCATGCCTCCACAAGCGAACCGGCGATGATCCCGGCCTGCCCGGTCACTGCCACCGACGCATCTGAGGCGCCAGGGAACGCCCCGAAGTCGAGGTCTGCTGTTCCCTGGGCGCCCATCAGGTAAGCCCCAGGAGAAGCTTGAGCGCGGCGAAGGTTGCCGACCCATGCTCCGCGATGTTGCAGACGATCTTATCGCCCACGTTCGTCCAACCCGCCGGGAGCTGCGGGTCAACGACCTTGGCGCCGCAGGCGTCGCAGGTCCATTCGATCTGATTTGCGGTTGCCATCAATAGGTGTCTCCGGGGTCGCCGAGCTTCAGGACGAGGGCGCCGGCAGCGAAGCTCGCGGTGTCGCCATTCAGGACCGGTTTGGCAACGGTGAGTGCGCCCCATGCCCGAAGCGTGCCAGCCGTCGAGGCATTGAAGAGACCGAAGTGCGTCATGTTCGCGCCGGCTGACCAGTCAGCCGTTGCGGTCGGGAACGTCTTGACGGCCGTATTGCTCTTGGTGGCTGGCGCCGTGCCGGAAGCAGGTCCCCAATCCGCGTTGGTGGTGGCCACTCGTGCGTAGGAGCCGGTAGACGGCTCGGTGAAGTTGCCGCCTGCCTCGGTGGGCGTGGTGGTACTAAGCGCGATCCACAGGCTCTCTGGGGTGTACGACGGATCATTTAGAAAATGATCCAGAAGCGCCTGCTCGATCGCGTCAGTGAAGCCGGCCATTATGACGGTCGCCACCCATCGAAGGGGCAATACAGCTCGCCGTTCGGTCCCTCTTGAAGTGGCGTTCCGTCGTTCGGGCAGGCCACCGGAGGTTCAGCGGCCTGCCGAACGACTTCTTCCTCCGCCGCGCGGAGAATCGAAAGGAGCTGTTCGAAGCTCATTCGGTCTCTTCGTCGTCCTTATCGAGTCGCTTCACGAGGTCATCCTTGGTGCCGGTGTAGTCGAGGCCACGATCTTTCGCCTCGTCAACGAGGTCATCCTTGAGCCATTGCCGGTAGGGTGGCAGTTCCTCGGGCTCGTTTTCGTTTGCCTTCGCAAGTAGCTCATCAGCCTGGTCGAGTGCTTCGGTCGCTGGCGTGCTGAGTGCGGTTGCAGGCACGGCAGCACCCGGCCCCACCAGTCGCACCCCCTCGTTCAGCTCGGGAGGCACCGGAGCGCCCTCCGGCAGGTAATACGTGGTCTCGCCGACCTTTGCGGCGTTTGCCTTGGCCATCACGCAGCCACCACGTTCGAGTTCGCGTCGAGCGGGACGTAGTAGAGGCTCCACTTCATGACGCCGGTCTGGGTCGCCGAGCCAGTGAGCGTCAGGATGCCGTCCGCCAGCACCAGCTTGGGTGCGGGCGCGACCACTGAGCCAATGGCCCCGTTGTTGTTCGTCAGCGCGGCGCCGACGGTAGCGCCGAGGGTGACGTAGTCGCCCGCAGTGAATGATGTCATCGTCAGTGCTGCTGACAGGTCGATAGCCCCGCCAACCGTGGGGTCGTGCGAGACCTTCAGCGTGTAGACGGTGCCGTCGAAGACGGTCGTGATCTCACCGAGGAGGAGCGAAACCAGAACGCGCCCGGTGACGGTGAAGATGGTCTGCGGCGACTGTGCCACGGTCGGCACCACCGCCGCCGCCCGGCTGGCCAGATAACCGAATTCTGCGTTGCGGAGCTGAGAGTTCTGCTGCGGCGTCGGCATCTTATGCAGTCACCGCCTTGAGGTTCACCGGGTCACGATGGACTTCGAGGCCATGCAGGATGTAGACGAACGATCCGGTGGCGTGCGAGGCATCGACGTATTTGAACCCATCCGACAGCAGCACTGCCGGGATGTAGACGGCAGCCAGACCGCCAGTCTGGCCGGTGATGGTCGAAGCATTCGCACCGCCAGTGCGCTTGGTCCACACACCGGACGCCTGGCTGTAGTAGGTGAGAGTCACGCCACCGCCGACAATCTGCTCAGTACCACCTGTGGCAGCATTGGCCTCGTTGATGGTTGCATCGCCGGAAGTCGCGCCGATCAGTACGATGGTGATGCCGGCCGCGTTTTCGAGGTTGGCCCGAACCTTGCTGGTAGTTGCGGACGTGGCGAGGTTGAACAGATCGCCAAGTCCCATTCTTGCGGTCATGTACTACCTTCCTCTCTGTGGGTGGGGCGTCACTGCCACCTCATTTATCGACGCCAGAGGATCAGGTACGGGTGGAGCTGAGCTGGACGACGAAGGAAAGAGTGTTGGCGCTACCGCTCTTGGGCGTGATTGCGGAGTTGAGCCAGGGGCGGCCATCGACGCGCTCGATGATCTTGTAGGCGGTCTTGTCCACATTGAACTGAAAGTGCGGGCTGGCGCTGGCCTGCATCGTCTGGCGGTCGCCAACGAGGTAGAACGCCGGGTCCACGAACACGATGTCACCGGTCGTCCCGAGGCTCGGCAGCTTTTCGGTGAAGTACACCGGGCGGCCATAGATGCTAATGGGTGGAGCGCCGACGATGCCGTTGTTCATCCACACGGGGGACGAGTTGCCGAGCGTGCCGGACACGGCCATCAGCGCGAGCTGCGGGAAGGTGTCGATGTTGGCGAGCCAAATCGCACGGGTCAGCGAGCTGGGGAACATGCGCGAGAACATCGCGGCGAGGTTGTCCACGATGATCGTGCTGGCACCCTGGCCGGACACCGCCGAGGCGATGACGGCAGCGTTGCAGTTGACGAACCCAAGCGGCTCACCAGAGCCGGAGCCCTGCATGAAGCGGTAGTCCTCTTCGAACGCGACGGCCTGTGGGAGGGTCGCGTCGAGGTACCCACCGAATGCCGGGGCGTCGGCCACTAGTTCGTTCGGTGCGGTCAGGAACGCCATCAGCTTCTTGGCGTCCAGCGTGGTCGCGGCGAACTTGCTTTGGGTTTCGGCCGGGGCGGTCCCCTCGTCAACCCACGTGACGATGATGCCGCCGAACACGCTGGACGCGTCGGTGGTCGAATCCACCGAGGGAATGCTCACGCGCTGCGTGCCCATCGGGATGATCGTGGCGCGGGGACGGATGAGTGAGTTTTCCAGCGCGACCATCAGCATATCGGAACGGAATTCCTCGGGAACGAGGAAGCCACCATCGGCCGGAACGTTGGTGCCGAAGCTGTTACGGATGCGCTCGTTCTCACTCAGCTTCTCAAGCAGCTCAGTGCCATCCGGCAGGCGAGAGAGGGCGTTGCACTTCAGCGACAGCGCGCGGAAGAAATCCGCCTGGTCACTGAAGAGCTTGTCCACCGCCGCGCCGGGAGCCTTCTTGTTGTAGAGCCGGTTCTTGCGCGCGTAGGCGTTGAGCACCGTCCCCTGTGGGGAGTCCGGCGTGGAACGCAGGTCAAGCTTCCGCTCTGGCTTGTAGCCATTCGCCTTCATCAGCTCGTTGAAGACGAGCTGAGTCTGCTCGCGGATCTGTGCCCCGATGCTGGGATCGCGGGCGACAACGACCTTGCCGTAGTTGGTGAAGAATGTCCTGAGCGCCGCCTTGTCCTTGAATAGCTCCTGCATCCGCGTACCGTCGTTGAGCATTTCCTCAAGCTCAGCCGCGTCGGTGGGGATGGCCATCGTGGTCACTTAGCAAAACACCTCTTTCATCGCGGCCCGGAACGCCTCCGGGTCGAATTCGAATCCGACCTGGGCCGCAATCTTTGGCGCAGGTGCCTGCTCACGGCCGGCGTAGGCGTAGATGGATAGATCCCATGAGTTGTCGGGCGCACTGCCGTCGCCCCTGATCTCGTCTGCTAGTCCAGCGGCAACCGCCTCCTCCGCGTTGTACCAGGTCTCCGCCTTCATGGCCGTGCGCCATTCGTCGCGCGTGCCGCCAGCACGGTTGGCGTAAATATCCGCGATAGTGTCCGAGACCTTATCGAGCAGGTCCGCCATCTCCCGCATATCTTTCGCGTTACCAATGGCGATTCCGTGGCCGTCGTGGATCATCATCGTGCCGGCCTTGGCGATGTCGATCGTGTCGCCCGCCATGGCGATTACCGAACCGATTGATGCGGCGAGCGCGTCGATCTTCGTCGTGACCGTGGCACTGTGTTCCTTGAGGGCGTTGTAGATCGCGATGCCATCGAAGACCTCGCCGCCGGGCGTGTTCAGATGCAGCTCGATCTTCGAGGTTGAGATGCCCTTCAGCTCATCAACGAAATCCTGCGCGGTGACGCCCCAATAGCCGATCTCGTCGTAGACGTACACCTCGGTCGTATCCGAGCCGGCCTTAGCTTCGATCCGATACCAGTCGGTTCGGCCCTGCTTCAGGCGTGCGATCGGCCGCGCGACCTTGAACGTCCGCGGCCGATTAGGATCTGAGGGCATCTTGCAATCCCTTCACGAATGCCTCGGTAAGGTCGCCGTGGCCGTTGCCGGTCGCCGTTCCCACAGGGGCAGGGGTGGGCTCCCCCGCTCCGGTGCCATCCACAGGTGCAGGCGCAGGTGGAGGTTCCGGCGCCGCAGGCTGCTTGATGGTGAAGTTCGGCAGGCCGCAGAATTCAAGAGCCTCTTGCGGATCAATGCCCAATTGCTTGATGAGGCTGATTGCCCGCTGAACCGCCGCATCCTGTTCCTTCAGCTCGTATTCTTTGTCTTCCGGAACGGGGTTGTCGTAATCGAATTCGAGGCCCTGGCCTGCGGTGCCGAACAGCGGCAGCAAGTCGTTATTGAGGGCACCCTTGATGCGCTCAAGTCGGGGCACGACCAGCCACCGGGCGAACACGACCTCGTTCGCCTCGGCGTTGGCGCGGTTCACGTCATCGACGCGGCCGAGCATCGCCTTCGGGAAGCCGAACGCCTCCATGATCACCTCGCGGCTCTGATCACGAAGCTGCTGGAACTGCATGTCCCGCATGGAGAACTGGCGGTCAACCCACTTCGCGCCGTTGTCGAGCACGGCGACACGGTGCGCGTTGCGGACGCCTTGGTGCTGCTCACGCCAGCGCAACGTCAGCTCATCGAATTCCGGATCGGAAAGGTGCTGCGCGACCTCGACAATGCCGCCGGGGCTCGCGTCATTGAAGAAGAAGTTACGGTTCCACTCGGCCGAGTACCGAGTGGACTCAAGGTCGGTCAGGATCGCCTGAACGGGACCGAGCCCACGGTACGGGTCGAGCGGATTCGGCATACGAATCTGGATGACCTCATCAAGTCCGAGTGGTTCCTTCTCACCATTCGGGCCGGTGTAGATGTAGCCCTTCAGGTAGTCCTGGGGGTCGGGAACCGGCTTCATCCTGTCAGGCCGGACGCACCACAATTCCAGCGGCAGGTCAGACATCCCGTTGCGGCCTACGAGCAGCCAGCCCTCGCCGGTCAGGTCAAGATGCTGGGTGAACGACTCCACAAGCTCTTGCCGCGTATAGAACGGATTCGGGTTATTAAGCACGTCCAGCGCTGCGTGCGCGGTGACTTCCTTGCGGTTGTCCTCAACCGGCCCGTACCTGCGGCGCCCATCGACGCTTTTGCGGTACAGGTGCCAATCGACCGCCGCGACCGAGGTCGAGATGCGATGGACGATGGCGAACAGCGTCCCGACCGCGCCGTACTGCCGCATCATCTTCTCGGACGACGAGCCACCAAAGGACATGAACGAGGGCGAGGAGCCGCGAGCGACGTACGAGACCGGCGCGCGGTCCAAGAGCGTTCCGATGAGCGACTTCAACGCCTGCTCGTTCCGCTCGACAGGTATTCGAGCACGAGCAGGGAAAGGCCGGTCACGGCGAGACCAGCAGCGCCGTTCACTTTCCAAGCAGCAGCCGATAGGCAGCCAAGTCCGCCGATTTGCAGGACCGCAGACCGAAGGCTTGGCCAGCGAGCGGCGAGTCTCGCGGCCAACCGGCCGAGCCTGGCAAGCACGGGCTCAGGGGAGGGGATGGCCCGCAGTTGCGCCCGCTCGTGCTCGAATGCTTCCCTGAGTACGGTCATATGAGCCTCACATGAAACGAATACGGGGTCGTCCGCCAAGGTCACGAGCCGCGACCATATACCTCATACTGTCCACGCCGTGGTCGTCCTCTTTTACCGGCTGCTCTTTCGTCTTGTGGTCGGCCCACACGTAGCCGGGGATCTCCTCGGCCGTACACGTCGGCTTGCGCGCATCGACCAGCTCCTCATCACGCTCGACCAGGGCGTTGCGGCAGATGAGCAGTCGCTTCTGTGCGAAGCGCTTGGCGGTCACCTGGATGCCTGCATCGACCTTCTTGTCCGCCGCCGTCGTGGAGATGCCAAGCTCCTTTTCGAGAACGGCTCGGTCGCCTGCGTCGTGGTCGCAGATAATCGCTCGCGGTCGCGCCTCGCCATCGCCGAGCGCTCGAATCTGCTTGGCGTGTTCGTTGATGGTGCGCCGCGTGCGATAGATTTCACGATAAAGGTGGAGTACGCCATCATGATCCTCCGCCCACCATTGGCATACGAACGGGTTGACGTAGCCAAAGTCGATAGCGAGCCAGCGCGTCCATGATTCCCATCCGTCCGGCATTTGATCGATGACGTGGATGGCCGGGTCGTAGCCCTCGAAGATCATGCCCTCGGCCGCCACCCACAGGCCCCGCCGGAGGCGTTGGTAGCGGACGCCGGTCAGGGCGTCGAGCTTGGCCATATAGGACGCGCCCTGGTCGGTCAGGTTGCCGTCCGCGTCGTACAGCTCAGGGTTGTCCTCATGGCGGGATTCAAGGAGGATCGTCTTGCGGCTGTCGCACCTGACCTTCAGCCAATGCGTCGGCCGGTCGGGGTTGCAATCGCCAATGAGTTGCTGGTAGGTCGGAATCCGCCAGTTGCGAAGGCGAGTCGTGAGCGCTTCCCAATCGTCTTCGGTGAGTTCGGTGGCTTCTTGAGTGTAGATCATGTCATATTCGCTGGACATGATCTTGCTGGCCTTGTCCATCCCGCCGATGATGATGCGCGAGCCGTTGGCGTAGCGGTACTGCGGTGGCTCCTCAGCCGATCCGCCGTAATACTCGACATCGCCCGTCTTCAGCCCTTCGGCCACGACATCGCGGCGCCACGTGTGGAGTGCGGTCGCGCCGAGCGTGGCCTGAACCTTACGAACGATCAGGCCACGCATCCCCGGATATTTGAGTGCGACGAGGTTCAGCTTCTCAAGACACGACCGCGACTTGCCCGTTCCGGCTGGCCCCGAAAGCAACACCTCGGGATCGTGCCGCTCCCACAGGACCGCGCAAGCGCCCCGTGGGTGATATCGATGAACGAGCGTCGCGGTCGTCATGGATTCTCTGCCTCGATGCCAACGGAACGAAGGAAATCGGGATCATCCATCACGCGCACGTACGGCGGGCCGCCGGCCGCGTGGAGCAAGACCCGCCGTTGCTCTTCACGCACAAGCGCTCTGTATTGCTCTTCGGTCATAGTCGGTATAGCTCCGCTGGATTACCACACTTGCTGCATCGGCCCTTCGTTTCGGCCGTGACCCACCGCAAACGAAGATAGGAGCGATGGCCCTCCGCGCAGATCGCTAGGAATTCGGTCACATCACACGCCCTTCACGTCAACGCCGACGATCTCGTACGTGGTGCGGCCCTCAACGTGAACCTGTTGCGGCGCTTCCGTTCCGAGCAGTGCCGCCCGCCGCTTCAGAAAGTCGAGCAACAGCCGGCCCTCGCTCTGGTCTCCTGACTCATAGCGCTTCTGTGCGATATCCATGAGATGTTCAACGCGGCTGAGATCCAGACTTCGGGCTTGATCTCGTGTCTCTTGTGGCAGTTTTCCAGCTACGTCGCGGACAATCTGACTGATCCGCATCTTCGTGAGCCCGAACCGTTCGCCAATCTTCTCTAGCGTCAGGCCCTCGATACGAAGCTCGTAAATCTCACGGTCCCTTGCGGTGATGCCGTGTTCGTCGGAAAGATCAGCTCCGCTACCCATGACCGATCACCGCAAAAGTAAAGCATCGTAAAACACGGTCATTTCTCCAATCAGTTTAGCAGGTTGAGCGCCAATTGGAAGCTTTAGTCAGACCTGTCATACCCCTCCATTTCTGTCCCTGGTGTAGGGTGAAGGGTTGTGTAGGCATTTCATTAAGTTCTCAGAATTTATTTCTCATGAGAGAACTTTAGATTTCGCCTACACTACCCTACACCCCTACACCAGAGACCTACCCAAGCGCCTCAGATCGGACACGCCAGTTACTCTTTCAAGTCGGAAATAGCGCCTGCGATATTCGGCAGACTTGCTAGTCCATCCAGTGCATCGCCCATTTTGGCCGATGCCTGGCAATCGACCAACTCAGCAAGCCGATCAGAAATACGATTCAATGCTCGTGCAATAGCGAAGAGACCGTCGACAATATTAGCTTCCTCATCACCGTAACGTTCATGGCCATCCGAAATTAAGCATTCCCGAAGCATACCCTCAAGATCCATTGCCCTGCCTCCTATTACCAATAGGACTCATCCGAGACGCGAATCCCAAGCCACACGATGCCGCTCTTGGTTCTCTTTTTCTTCAGTCCACGCTCCTGCAATTGCTCAGAGAAGAGAACTGCATTCATGCCATTATCGTTTGAGAATCTTTTGTATGCTTGTAGGAGATGAGTCGAGCCCGTCTCCATATCCGGGTCAGACCGATCACATACCTCTTCCAAGAACGTGCCCAGAACATCCTGCTCATCGAAGTATCGCTCAGTAGCCTCGGTAACTTCGGGCGGGAATCCAAGCCCGTCCGCCTGCCATGCCTTACAGCCGTCTACCAACCACCGAAGGATTCCCCTAGCTTCCTTCCTGATGAGCTGGTCATCGTAATCCTTAACCCACTCGTTCTCGGGGATCTCAACATCAAACGGAATCAGACGAACCCTGCGCTTGATGCCACGATCGGTACCGCCAATTCTCGGCTTGTAGTTGGTAGCGAGCCACACTTTGAACGTAGGATCGAACGTGGCATTGTTCTCAAAGAGGCGTCGCGCGGTAACTTCGTCGCCACCAGTGATCTTCTTAACTAGGGTCTCATTAAGCCACTTGCGTTGTCCGGTCTCAACCGAGGTGACTAAACGCTTGCCACGCAGATCAGCGATATCATTAGTCTGACCGTTCTTACGAACGGAGATGAGCAGATCCATTGCCGCTTCGGTCGTATAGTCCTTGCCCATTACCTTTTTGACGACTCCGAGCAGTGTGCTCTTGCCATTCGCACCTGTCCCGTAGGGCACAAACAGCGCATCCTCATCCGTGTTGCCCGTGAGGCTGTAGCCGAGCGCCCGCTG